AATCAAAAAGATTTTATTAGATTTGTTGATGAACACGACCGCCGTAGGGGAACTAATTTTTTAGAAACTTTCCCCGAGTTTACTAATTTTTATAATTCAATTAAGATGGCTTTAAACAATGTATGATATTATTTTCATCAGTTATAACGAATCAAATGCAGAAGAAAATTGGAATCTTTTAAGATCTAGATTTCCATGTAAAAGAGTAGATAATATTACCGGTATACATCAGGCACATATTGCTGCTGCTAATAAAGCATTAACTAATATGTTTTGGGTAGTCGACGGTGATGCTCAAATAGTAGATAATTTTGATTTTGAGTATATAGTAGATAATAATTTAAAAGATATAGTGTATGTTTGGAAAAGTAAAAATCCTATAAATGATTTAATTTATGGGTACGGTGGTGTAAAATTATTACCAAAGAACTTAACTAAAAATATGGATATTAATACAGTTGATATGACCACATCGATTAGTAATAAATTTAAATCAATTGATGAAATTAGCAATATTACTGCGTTTAATATAGATCCATTTAATACATGGAAAAGCGCATTTAGAGAGTGTGTTAAATTGTCGAGTAAGGTAATCAATAGGCAAAATGATAATGAGACTGAAAATAGATTAGACGTCTGGTGTACTGTCGGTATAGATAAGCCATTTGGTGAATATTCTATTAATGGTGCAATCGCAGGTAGAGATTTTGGTTCTAAATATAAAGATGATAGTAATATGCTGTTAAGGATTAATGATTGGAAATGGTTAAAAGATGAATTTAACAAATACTGAATTTCAAAAAATCCCATGGAATGACATTGTTAGTTTCGGTCAAAAAACAATGTTAGATTCTGATCTTTTTTCTGTTAGTTGGATACTAGGTAGATTTTGTAATTATAATTGTAGCTATTGTTGGCCATATGCCAAATCTAAAATTGTTGATCATCAAAATATTGAAATTTATAAAAAAACAATTGACGAAATTAAAAAACAAGCACGAGAAAATAAATTTAACTCGTTTCATTTTAGTTTTAGTGGAGGCGAACCGACTGCATATAAAGATTTTATTAAATTAATAAATTATTATTCTGAAGATAAAACAGGTTATCAAAGTTTTCACATGACAAGTAATTGTAGTCCAAGTTTAAAATGGTGGAATAATTTTTTACCAGTTTTATCTAAATTTAATAGAGCAAGTGTTACTGCCAGTTTTCATGCTGAGTTTGCAAATGAAAATGAGTTTATTGATAAATTATTATTTTTAATAGAAAATAAAGTATATGTAATAATTAATCAAGTAATGGTTCCTGAACATTTTTATGAATACTATGAAAGGTGCTCTCGTTTTTATAAAGCCGGAATTCCGGTAACATTAAAACCTCAAAGTAATACATCTGCATCATCTATAATTGATGGATATACTAATGAGATGATCGGTCTCATGCAAGTGGGTTTTCCACAACATGTTCTTAATGAAGCAATTTATCAAATAGAGCTAAGAGATAGTAATGATAATTTTTATAATTTTGATCAGGCTGAACGATTTAATGCATTTGGATTTAATAAATTTAAAAATTGGAAATGCAATTCGGGATATCAGAGTATTATAATAAGAGGTAACGAAGTCAAACGAGGATATAGTTGTTCTGATACTCGTATAGGAACGATTACTGACGGGTTTAAATTGTTTAACAATTCTTCACTGTGTGTAACTGAAAGTTGTGTCAGTAGTGCTGACAGTAAGATACCAAAATGGAAATAATATGTTAATAGATTTAAATCACCTACATTATTGGATGTGTGCAATACGATCGAGTTCTAATCCACAACGGACATTGGATGCATTTTGGAAAGGACAATTAACAAGTAAAGAATGGCTATGTTTAGAATTACAAAAACATATTAGCAATCCAGTAACTATCGACATCTATGGCGGCTGGGTTGGTGTTTTAGCAAGTATGATATTTCAAAGCGATATTCCTGTTAGATTCATTCGAAGTATTGATATAGATCCTCATTGTGAATCTATTGCAATTATGATGAATAAAATTGAAGAAATATCTGGAAAATTTTCTGCGATTACTGCAGACATGTGTTCTGTTGTATCTAATGCTGATATTGTAATTAATACAAGTTGTGAACATATAACACAGAAACAATATAACATTTGGTTAGAATTGTTACCTATTAATTCTTTGATTGTCTTACAGAGCAATAACTATAAGATTACTGAACATATTCGAACATCTGATTCTCTTGATGATTTTAAGAAACAGAGTAAAATTGATGTATTATGGGAAGGTGAATTTGATCTACCTTTATACAGGAGATTTATGATAATAGGAAAAAAAAATAATGTTTGAATTTAATCAATTGAATTCGATTCACCTTGAAATCACAAGTAGATGTCAAGCGTCTTGTCCGATGTGTATTAGAAATATAGATGGTGGTTTAATCAATCCTAAATATAAAGCAACTGACTGGTCGTTTGACGATTTTAAAAATATTATAACAGCAGATATTATTAATCAAATAAGTGTAATTACGTTTTGCGGAAATCTCGGAGATCCCATTACTAATGATAATCTATTAGATATGATAAGATATGTAAATGTAATTAATAAGAATATTTTTATCGGAATACACACTAACGGAAGTATGCGATCAGTTGATTGGTGGAAGGAATTATCATCTATAATGACTACTAATCAAAAAGTTATTTTTGCATTGGATGGTTTAGAGGACACGCACAATCTTTATCGAATAGGCACTAATTTTAATAAAATAATAGAAAATGCAAAATCTTTTATTACAGCAGGAGGCAATGCTGAATGGGCTTTTATAGTTTTTAAACATAATCAACATCAGATTGAAGAAGCTAAAAATCTTTCAAAGCTATTAGGATTTAAAACTTTTCAAGTAAAAAATAGTATTCGATTTGTAGGAGAACCATTTATTAAAGTAAAAAATAAACATGGAAATGTAACACACTTGTTAGAACCTGCAGATTCTGTTAAAATAAAATATATTAATAATTCGATATTAGAAAATTATAGAGACATTGTTAACATGAGCGAAATTAATTGTATAGTAAAAAAAGATAAATCTATTTACGTAGACCACATAGGAGATGTATATCCGTGTTGTTGGCTTGGTGCAGTTCCGTATACGTTTAATAAATTAAATGATAAGTCACATTTAATTAGAGAAGAAATTAATAAAGAACATATGAATATGTTATCAAATTTAGGAGAAATCAATTCTTTTAAATCCTCAATTAAAGAAATAATAAGCAGTAACAGTTGGCAGACTTTGTGGGAAAAAATTTGGAAAAATAAAAGTTCTATTGTTTGTGCAAGAACGTGTGGAGTGGTTAAAGGAAAATTTAGTCAACCAAAAGATCAATTTTCTGATAGGTACGAATTTGATGAATAACGAATTAATTAAAATCGAATCAAATATAAATTCAAATATTTTAAGAATAGAACTATGTTTAAGTAATGTATGTAATTATAAATGTTGGTACTGTTGGCCTGGTTTTCATGAAGGTACACACAGGTGGCCAGAACAAGATGATATAATACCAAATTTGTCACATCTTATAAATTATTACAAAAATAATTTAGGAAAAGAACTTTTTATAATTCATATTATCGGTGGAGAGCCAACGCTATGGAAAAAATTAGGTTCGTTTGTTCAGCATTTAAAAGAAAATTATAATTGTATTATTAGTATATCAACAAATGCATCGAGAACATTACGTTGGTGGGAATCATATGGACATTATTTTGATCATGTAATGATCAGTGTTCATCATGAAAGGGCAGATATAAGTCATATTAATGCTGTTGCTGATATTTTATATTTGAAAAATGTTTGGGTTAATGCGATGGTGTTAATGGATCCAAACTGTTGGGATAAATGTATCCAAATAACCGACGAATTGAGAAAAAGTAAAAGACGTTGGGCAATAACCGCAATAGCTCTTATAAATGATACTGTTAATTATACAGAAGAACAACTTAAATATTTTAAAAATTCATTAAAAAGAATACCATCTCTTTGGTATTATTTTAAATGTAAAAAACTTCCTCATACAAATTCAACTATATTTTTTAATAATGGTTCTAAAAAGAAAGTCCCACATAATTGGATTGGTTTAAATAAATTAAATTATTTTAAAGGTTGGGAATGTAATATTGGAATTGACACTCTTTATATCGACAAAGACGGAAATATACGTGGCGGTTGTGGAATAGAATTATATAATCTTTCTTTCTTTTATAATATATATGATTCAAATTTTACAAAAAAATTTAATCCTAAATTAAGAACTACTATCTGTACTATTGATTGTTGTACT